GTAATTGGTTTATCCATTCTACATCTTCCTTGTTATTTTTAGTTTTCTTTTTCCAAAAATCAACGTCTACATTTTCTATAATAATATGAACCATTTCGTCTGGTAAATTATCTACGAATTCTTGTGCAGTAATTGATGAGAATAATATCCATGGACTTATCTTTCCTTCTTTTATATAGTCAAGTATAAGATATGGATTTGCTTTCTCCCAGAAATCACTCCAATGATATCCAGTCTTATCTCCCCAATCTTCTGCAACTAATATAAATTTTTCAACTGCACGATCAGGAGATTCTATTTTGTTTAGCATAATATAAAATTGGTTTACTATAGAATCTTTAGCCCAATCTTCCAATTTTGTATTATTTTGCGATAACCATCTAACATATGATTCCCAATCAGTTATCTTAGACGTGACTATGTATTCTCCAAACTTAACAAAAGATTTGTAGTATCTGCTACTGTTGAACTGTTCAAATGTTTTATCTTTTTTTGCATTCATTGCTATTTTATACCAATAATTAAATGCAGCAAATCCAGCTATTACACTTTTATCATTTTTTTCAAAAAATCTTTTTTTCTTGTCACACATATGGCGTTCTAGCCATCCTTCACGAGTGAATGATTTATCACAATATTCACACACAAACGTTTCTGTTTCAACTGATATTTTTTTAGAGACTTTAATGGTATCACCACATACATGTTTCTTAAACCATCCTTCTCTTGTAAAAGATTTACTACATTTATCACAGGTATACATATTACTTTCCAAATATATCTAATATTTCTTTATCTTGTAGTCCTTTTTCCATAGCAAATGATTTGAGTTCATTTGTTGTATTATTTCTAAACAACAAATCAATCTCATCATCGTTATATTCTGGAAACTGACTTTCTAGCCAATTTTTTACTTTGTTACTTTTTTCTTTTTTAGTTGGTGCAATCCATGCGTGGTATTGTTTTGATCCAATACCACACACTTGCAATAATCTAAATTGCAACTCTGGATGTAGTCTCAACGAATTGAAATGAGTATTAACAATATCATTAGTCATTTGAAGATAATGGCGAGTTATTTCTTTATTAGAAGAGTCGCAACTGCTAACAAATCTCATTATTTGCCATACTGATAATTTCTTTTTATCTTCATCAGACAATGTATTGATCCATTCAAAATCTCTATTGTCTACTGCACCCAATACTTGTTTAATATCTAATTTATCTATTGTCACCATAAATCCCTTATGTCCAATACGTCTGGAACTTTTGCTGTTTCTTTTATAAAAAATGCACATATTGGATTATTTTTATCTTGTAGCGGAACTGATAAAAAATGTCCTTGTTTTAGTTTCGGCATATACCATTTTACTTCGTTATATATGTTTAGAATTTTGATTTCCATGAAGTCTGGCAAAAATCCGGTTAACGGATTAAAGCAAAATGCACTAAAACCACGATCATTTAATGAAGTAATAGGAACTACTTCTGGATCGCCTGCATCACTTTCGCATATAATTATGCTCCAGTCAAGTGGAACTTTTATTACATGTGGACCAATACTTATTACTGCGGCTGGTGATGTAAATATTTCTAAGAATACTAATGGTTGAAAAATGTAATCAGCATTCTTTTTATCGCTATAATCTAGCACACTATATCTTATATCATCTATTTGCTCAGGAACATAATCTATTTCTAATGTGGTGTTTTCTAAAGTTAATACTTTAATTTTATTTCTCCTTTGTTATCTGTAAATTTTCTTTATAGTAAAAGGATATTCTGCGTCTGAATAGAATCTTTTACGTTCAGTAAGGTGTTTTTTACTGTATTTCGCATTTGCACAAACATCCCATATATTAACATGATCTTTGTCAAATCCTTTTCGTAATCCTCTGCCAATACTTTGAATTACTCTTACAAAACTTTTTCCCGGTTCTATCAAAACTACATTGTGTAATCTTGTTATAGAAATGCCAACTGCGGCTACGCCGAATGTTGCAACTAATATTTTGCCTTCACCTAAATTAATGTCTTTATATTCTTCTTTTCTTTTCTTCTGCTTTACCTCGCCACTGACGAAAACACTATCTTCTATTCTAGCAACCAGTTCTTCACCAGTTTTTATACGATCAACTAAAACTAATGTGTTACCACTACATGATATTTCTTTGATCTTTTCTGCCATCCAATCTAGTCGAACAGGATCAGTAACCAAAAAGCTTAATTCACTTTGGTAATTACTGTAAATAATATTTTCTTGTGTCTGTAATACATTTATATTACAACTAGAAAGAATTCCTAATTCTTGCAAATCAGATGCTTTTACTTTGTTTACTATCGGACCAAGATTTACCTTGATTGACATTTGTGATCCTTGGTCTTTAGGTATAGTACCAGTTAAACCCCATCGCAGCGGAATGTTAGCCATAGGACCAGATAATAACCGCTTCAATGCCGCTGCATCAGCACCGTGAACCTCATCCACAATCACGCAACATACACCAGAAACAAATTCTTCAACTGCATCTGATCGCTTTTCATCCCGCTTCTGCCGTTCAAGTGATTCTAGACTTTGCCAAGTGCATATCGTATGAGTTTTGTCTAAATCTTTTCTGTCGCCATAATAAACACCAACATCTAATTCAAAGTTTTCATAATCTGCCAACGTTTGTTCAACTAAACTTTTGTTGGGAACAATTACAATGCTTCTGCCATATTTCTCAATACGTTGACTTAATGCAGCAGTAATAATAGTTTTTCCCGCACTAGTACTTAATTCTTGAATACATTGTGGATTTTCTAGATATTGATTGATCGCATTTATCTGATGATCATGTAGTTCTACTGGTTTGCCTTCAAAGGGATGTCCCTCGGGCCAAATTATATGGGCAAATGTGTTTCGTTCAACTGGTTCTAGTGTGCCTATATTGGCGGCAACCCGATTGTCTTCTATGTCTACCTCGTATCCGCTCTGGATCAGATCAGGAACTATTTCTTCTAATAAATTATTATATGTGCTTCCACCTATAGAAAAGAAATTTATCTTACCGTCCCAACGTCCTAATTTGAAACTTGGGGAATATCTGGCATGAGGAACAAAAAAACTATATTTCTCTGATAATTTTTTTCTAGTGTCCAAGTCTAAACCATTTATACTACAAGCAACTTCATTTTTTAATATTATTTTTGCTATTGTCATTATTACTTTCGTTATTCCTGTCCTTGCCACATATTTGTAAATAAAAAATGGGGTAGCAGTTATTTGCTACCCCACATATTAGCATTAGTTTTGCCAGAAGTCAAGCGGTATTAGCGGATGCAGGTATTTTCCGCCAATTGCTTCCACCGCTTAGGAGACATCTTATACAGGTCGGCAATCTTGGAAACCATGCGAAGCGACAATTCCCGCAGACGATCCTGATTATCATAAACATAATTCAAGATTTCATCTTTTTGTTCTTCATTGAACCCGTAGCGAGCAAGCATACCATCTTGAATGATTTGCTTACAACGAAGGAATTTTTCACGGGTAGTATTGATAGTCAGATCAAGATAATGGCAGCGAGACAAAAGGGCTTGCATGTGATCACCAATCTTGCCCCGTGCAGCTTCAAGTTTGAGGTTGGTAACAAAAATCACCGATCCTTCAAAATCATAACTATCGGGAACACCAGCATTTTCCAATGCACGGCTTTCAGACCGCCACGAAATTCGACGACGCTTGCCACTATCCAGTGCAGCCTTCAGCAAGTTCAACGACGTATCATCGAACAGGATGGTATCCGAATCATCCAGAACCAAGACAGAACCGGGAGAAGAATATTCAAACATCATCTTGTAAAGGCCAATCGGAGTTGCCGCACCCTTTTCCATGCCAAACTTTGCTTCACCGTTTCCGATAGTGCTGCACACATGGGCCATATCAATGACTTTTTCAATGCCATAGGATTTGCCAACACCGGGCGGACCTGCAACAACCATGCCGCGAATCGTACCATCAACACATGCACCAGTCATTTCTTCAAGGATTGCAAACCGTTCACGAAGACGTTCCATGATTTCATCATCAGTTTCTTCGATTTCTTCGACAAACGCAGATTCTGCGGAAGGCGTAGAACCAGTATCGAAGATTTCAAAACAAGTATTGGTATCAACCTTGACACGAATTACCGTTGCACCAAGAGCCTTGATCGCATCAGAACCAGTTCCTTCAGCAGAACGCGGGTCAACCGTGATCCACGAACCAGAATTGCCAGTCTTAAGACCTTGGATCAGGCCAAACGTCATGTTTTTGATGGTGATGTTACGAACACGGCCATCATGGATTCGAACTTTGTTAGTCATAGTGTAGTGTCCCTTTCATTTGGTCATGAAGTGACATTACGCGAATCATCGTGGGATGTCAAGAATAAACAATCCTAGACAGCCGTGTTTCTTTACATTTGGTGTAAGTTGAGAAATTGTGCTTAACTACAGTTCCTCTAAGTTTAAACATGTCACCTACTTTAATTTTGTATAAATCGCATGTTGGATCAGATGTTGCCTTTGCATCAAAAAATGTAACAATATCTTTTTCTTCGTTAAGAGCATTGACAACCCAAAATCCCTTATCAGACACAAATCGTTTTGATAAAAGTTTAAGTTTAAAATTATAACGACTTTTCAAGTCGCCTACATATGAACTTTTTGATGCAACCTCACTGATCACATCATTGAAATATGTGCGTTCTTTTGTTTCTTTATATACTTTTGGAAATGCTGCGGCCAATGATTTGAAACTATTATTAGACAAAGTTATTTTATTCGGATTTGCTCGCATCATTTCGTCAAACTTTTCATCAGACAAAATGTTGATGAATGATAAGTCAAACTGTGATAGTTTTCCTTCCATTGTTTTCATCACATATTCGTTTGATAAGAATTCTCTACGTTCTTTCATGATAGCAGGATCAGTGACACAATAAGAAGTACCTCTGTTATTAACAAGGGAAGATATTACTGATATAACTTCTGATGCATTATCTACAAACTGTTTGTATCCATGCACCGTATAAATTGCATCAGAAATACCAAGAACATAATCCAGTCCCAAAACGCCAACATGATCCATAACCCGAAATGGGTTATTCGGCATTGGCATTTTTAACGTATGTGGGATGTTTGGTGTCTTGCAGGTCATAGTATACTCCAGAATCAGGCTTAACACATTGTAAACCGATTCTGAGTATGTTGTCAACTAGTTTATAGTTCTATGTTTTCGAGACCTGCTGCTCGTAATTTTATAATGTTATTAATAGAAAATGATTTCTGTTCAAGTGCTTTTATAATTCCCTGCATACTATTACGCACTAATGCAAATTCATTTATTAGGTGTGTCATGTCTACAATATTTGGTTCACCATCAATATATTTTTCAGCATCACGGCTTGATAATTGTTTATTATAATGTTCCAAGAATTTTTTAAATGAATGACTACGCATTTTTCTCAATTCAATATTTAGATATTCTAGTATAGATTCTATCTCTTGTAATTGATAAAATCTATATTCAACTATTCCGGGCATGTCTCTGGCATTTCTTTCAACATTTCCTGCTAAACTAATATCTTTTCTTGCTTCTGAGATTTCTTTTTCATAATATGAAATTGCATCTACGATGGTATTCATATTATTTCTAACTTTTTGTAGCCATCCACTCATTTTTTATTCCATATCGTCTTCTATATCATCATATCCAGCTAAAATATCTTTAATTGCACTCTCCAAAATAGAACAGTGATCTGACATTTCAATTTTATGTTCTTCTATATCTATTCCATATTCATCTAACATTTGCAAAACATGTTGTGCTGCTTCTTGTTTTTCTTTAATTGGAATATAAACTTTTACAGTATCCCATATTTCCAAGAACAGACTAATTTCTTTATCAATCATAATATTTATTCCTTTATAATACAAATGAACGGGAATAAATCCCGTTCATCTATATATGTTTTTGTTGTTTTTTTATTCAGATTGATTTTCTACATCAATTTCTTCTGAAACTGTTTCGACATTGTTGCCCAATGAAAGAGTAATAAGTTGGTCAAATTCTGACATAACTGTATCTAAACAAGAATTAGTATTTCTATTCCATTCTTTTTCATATAACTTTATTACTTCTCCAGTGCTTTCACTGATGTATTCCCATCTGTTTCCGCTTTTTTTAAGTAATTCAGCTTTTTGAAAAAAGTCAAACATTCCGCTATATGGATCAAGTCCTGTACTATATGGAATTTCTAATTCAACTTTTTCAAATGGTTTAGCATATCTAGTTTTCATTACTTTACATACTGCACGAATACCTTGAACGTCTGTAGTTTTAGCCCCATTTTCGTCAGTTTTAAGTTTTAATTTATTAATAGCAACTAGAATACTAGATGCAAAAATAAATCCACTACCACCAGATACTACTGGGTCAGGATCAAACATATTTTGTGATGCGTAAACGTGATTAGTCGCAACCAATCCAATATTATAATCGCCAAACATATTGACACAATTTGTCACCAATGCCTTTAATGCTTTTGGTTTTCTACCCATATCACCTTTTAGATCACCTTTTGAGAACTGATCTATATCGGTTGGAGTTAGCAACATACCAAGACTATCTATAACAAATAATACTTTTGGTCGTTCTGCATCAGGTTTATCTGCGTAGTCTGCTTTATATTCTTTTATGAAATCGTAGATTATCTTTGCAACATCATCAATCATTGCTACATTCAATTTTAGCAATTTATCTTCTGATGTATCAACGTCTAACGCATTTAACCAAGTTTTATCTAGTGCATTTTCACTGTCAATTAATATAACAAAAATACCTTGTTCTTGTGCATTTTTTACAATATTACCACTTGCAAGAAATGATTTACCGCTACCACTTTCGCCTGCAAAAACTGTAACTTTACCAAGAGGAACACCTTTATGCCAGTCTCCGCTAATAAGTTTGTTTAGTGTGTAGTTACCTGTTGAAATCCATGTATCTGGATCACGAAACCCAACACTCATTCCCGGAACACTTTTAGTTAAACTTTTTCGCAACCGCGAAATATCAAATGGTTTTACCATATTTTCTCCTATTTAATAATTAAGATAGTCAAGGGAATTACCCCTTGACTATAAGAAATCTACAATTTATGAAGATTTACGGTTACGAATTGCTGCAAGAATATCTTGGGCACTTTGCTTTGTAGAATTGTCAACTGGTTGTTCAACTGGCTTTTCTACAACTTTTGCAGCAGGTTTTTGTGATGGTTTTACTTTTGACAATTGCTCATCTCCAGCTTCCTCACTATTATTTGGATTGTCTGTCATTCCTGCCATGCCAGCGGGGCGATAAAATTCACCAAAACGTTCAGGATCATAAAGTTGACCATCAACGCTTGCTTCAAACATATCAAAGATTGCTTGAAGTTCTTTTTCACCGGGTTTCTTTGGCAAGAATTCGGAAAGATTGAATAGACCGTGAGTTTGAATTGCATCACGTTCTACATCAGTTAAGCTACGTTCACGTCTCGCCCATGAAGATGTTGTCCAATTTGCATATTGGCCTTTTGTAGTTTTGGCTAGTTTGAAATCGGTTCCAGCTTCATAATCTGTTGGAATTTCAGGAAAATCTGGGTCCATCAGTGCTGCTTTGACAATATTAAATATTTCAGAAGTAAACAAGAAGCGGCGAATAGGATTCTCTGGAATATTTTCTTCTTTTAAAGAAGAATCTACTACAAAACCTTGGAACACAAAGCTACGCTTTTTCCAATAAGTTTTTGCCATTTCTTCCATAGCCGAGTCTTTAAACCAAGGACGGATTTCGTCATGAATTGGGCAACGATCTCCCCACATTTCAACACAAGGAACAGTAATTTTTACTTGCTTGTGTTCGTCTCCACCTTTAATTCCACTGAAAGGAATCTTGATCATTTGACGTTCTTTCCAGAAGTATACGTTTGAATCGTCTCCATCTGGTAGGAATCTAGTTGTAGTTGTTGTTCCTACATCTGTATTCCAAAATGGATATAGTGTAGTATCTGCATATCCACTATTATTTCCTTTTGAACGGTTCTCTTGTTCTAGTAATTTTTTTCTGATTTCTGCTAATGTTGACATAATTATTCTCCTA